GTTAGAAACGATAAAGAAGGTGGAACCCCAGATGTTGAGAACATTTATGGTGCTGATGCTATTGCTCAGAACGCCACCAAAGTTATTACTATTCGGCAAACTGGTGCTGGATTTGAATTAACCATTAAAAAGAACCGAGATGATAGAGTTGGGGATACCTTACTTTACTTTTGGGATATTGATAATGGTATTATGAAGTATATACCTAATAGTCAGGATTCTGTTAGGAACCCAGGAAAAATAGAAGAAGTAAGAAGTCAGTTTAACGATAAGCGGGATGTATTTTAATGATTAAGTTAGACAAAAGAACCATAGATGTTTCAGTCCAGGAAGTAATGAGTAGTTTACTTACTGAACTACAAACAAGGGGCATTAACTATTTAAGGGTCTTAAGACCAAATGGAAACAATATCCAAACTTGTTGCCCCTACCATAACGAAGGATTAGAAAAGAATCCAAGTGCTGGTATATCGGTTGTAGGTAATGAAAAGAATCCTACTGGAACATTTCACTGCTTTGCGTGTGGTAAAGTAGCGTCTATTCAACAATTAATAAGTCATTGTTTCGGTCACGAAGACAATGGTTTAGTTGGACAGAGATGGTTATTGGATAACTATGTTAGTCGTGAAAGTAGTGACAGAAAAGGTATAATTTTACAAACCTTACATAAACTAAATAGTGTAAGTAATAGTAATGATACTCATTATGTTACTGAAGAGGAGTTAAGTAAATATAGGTTCTATCACCCTTATATGTACCAACGGAAACTTACAAACGAAGTTATTGAAAAGTTTGATGTAGGTTACGATAAGGAAACCAATTGCTTAACCTTCCCTTGTAATGATATAGACGGCAATTGTTTATTTATTACAAGACGCAGCGTTGTTACCAAGTTCTTCAATATGCCAACCAACATAGACAAACCAGTCTATGCCTTGGATAAGGTGGAACAAACTACAAAAGAGCTGGTTGTAGTTGAAAGTATTATAAACGCATTAACTTTATGGAGTTGGGGTATACCAGCAGTAGCCCTATTAGGAACTGGGACTAATAAGCAGTATCAAATACTAAACGATTGCCCAGTAAGAAAATATGTACTGGCGTTCGATGGTGACGACGCAGGAAGAAAAGCAATCACCAGATTTAAGGAAAAAGTTAATAATAAGTTAATAGAGTATTATATTATGCCCGAAGGGAAGGACATAAATGACCTAACTTATGAAAACTTTAAAAAACTCAAGAAAGAAGGAATGTAAAACTTATGAGTAGAATCAACCCTAACGACTTGGAAAAGTACCAATCGCCAAGCAACAGCAGTGAATTCTTTTCGTTAAAGAACGATAAAGATACGGCTGTGGTACACTTTTTAGCAGAAACAACAGACGACTTAGATATTTTTGTAGTCCACAAAGTTAAAGAAGGCGAAAAATATCGCTATGTTAGTTGCTTACGCAATGCAGGAGAACCAGTGGATAATTGTCCCTTATGCGCTGCTGGATTAAAACCTGAGGTCCGTATCTTTGCCCAGATGTACGATGCTAAAGATAAAAAAGTTAAGATTTGGGATAGGGGTCGTACCTTCCTAAAATTATTAGAACCATTTGCTCGTCGTATTAAACCTTTATTTAAAAGACCATTTGAAATTGAACGAAATGGTGTTGCTGGTGATATGAAGACTACTTATGGACTCTTTGCCTTAGAACCAGACAATAATTACCCAGAAATGACATTAGAACAATTACCAGAAAAAGTACAAGTCTCTGGTCGTGAAAAGACTATTATCTTGGAACGAACCGCAGAAGAATTAAAGTCCTTTTTAAAGACTGGTAAATTAACTTCGACTGGTGGTACTGAACAAGCAACCCCACGAGAAAATAAACAAGACAAACCATCTGATGTCCCACAACCAGGACGTCGTAGAGTTTACTAATGCCTTTATTAGACCTACCAAAAAGGGATAGTAAAGAAAGCATTATTAAAAAAGCAAAGACAAAACCAAAGTCTGTTCAAAGTGTAGTTAATGGTATCGACCAAGTTAGACAGCGTGTTAATGCTAATTTGGGTAAATACGCAGATAAATATAAAGTAATTACAGATGTAGATGCCTTTAATAAATATGTTGATAAATGTATTGAAGAAGGTGTTGTAGCAATAGATACAGAAACAACAGGATTAAACCCCATACTTGATAAAATTGTTGGATTAAGTTTAAAGAGTCCAACACAAGTAGGGGTTTATATCCCTATCAACCATACATCAGTGTTTACTAAAACTCGTATAGAAACACAACTTACAGAACAACAAGTTAAAAAGTCTTTACAAAGGTTGGTTGATAATGTAGGTACTATCTGGCACAATGGTAAATTCGATATCCGTGTTCTTAAATGGCAAGTTGGTATTGAAGTAAAAGATGAAAACATTATTTGGGATACCCTTATTGGTTCCCACCTTTTAAATGAAAATGAACCACACGGATTAAAGTACTTATATAATAATTACATTATTAAACAAGGAAAAGAAGAAGAAGAGATATTTAAATATAGTGACTTATTTGAAGGTACTAACTTCGCAGAAGTACCTATTGATACAGCCTATATTTACGCCGCACACGACGCCGAAATGACTTACGAACTATTTAATTTTCAGTGGCCTTATTTAAACTACGAGAACATTACCAAAGATAGTCCTTATAGTGGAATTAGTTATGTTTTTAATTATGTTGAACTACCAGCCATTAAGGTTGTTAGTGAAATGGAAAACCAAGGAGTATCTTTAGATACAGACTATGCTAAGGGTTTAGAAGTTAAGTATAGAAAAGAGTTGGAACAAGCTAAACAAGACTTTTATAAAGAACTTGATAAGCACCAACAACAGATTACAAGTTATAACATTAAGAACCCAGGAAAACTAACTAATCCGATTAACTATTCAAGTCCTAAACAACTGGCTATCTTACTTTACGATATCCTTAAACTTGAAGCAGTTAGTAAAGATAACCCAAGAGGAACTGGTGAAGACATTCTTATTAAACTGGATACCCCATTGGGTGACGCAGTATTAAAGTGCAGAGCATTGGAAAAGTTATTAGGTACTTATATTGAAAAGTTACCAAAAGATATTAATCAGAAAACTAATAAAGTTCATACAAACTTTAATCTTACTGGGACGGTCACTGGTAGATTTAGTAGTAGTGACCCTAACTTACAAAACATACCAAGCCAAAACAAAGATATTAGAAAGATGTTTGTAGCAGATAAGGGTTATGTATTTATTGGTAGTGACTACTCACAACAAGAACCAAGAATCTTGGCTCATATGAGCGGTGACGAAGAATTAAAGAAAGCATACAAAGAAGGTAAAGACATCTACGCTTGGGTATCAAGTTTAGTTTATAAACTACCTTACGAACAATGTTTAGAAACAAGACCCGATGGTACAAAGAACCCAGAAGCAAAACAACGCAGAAACATTATTAAAGCAATTGTGTTAGGGGTTATGTATAGTAAAGGACCAGCAAGTATTGCCGAAACATTAAATATAAGTAAGAAGGAAGCAGAAGAAGTAATGAAAACCTTCTTTACAACCTTCCCAAGAATTAAAACCTTTATTAGCGAATCGCAATTAGCAGCATCAAAAAAAGGGTTTGTAGAAACTGCTTGGGGTAGAAAAAGACGTTTACCAGATATGTTATTACCAGAGTATGAGTTTAGTGTTGTAGAAGGCGCAGTTGAAAACTTTGACCCATTAGACTTTGGTGTTCAAAAGAAACTTGAGATTACACCAGATGTTATAGAAAAATACACTTCGTTATTAAGTCGTGCATTTGGGTACAAAAAGGTTACTGAAATCATTGACAATGCTAAACAAGATGGTATAATTATAAAAGCAAACACAATGCGTATAGAAGATGCTAAAAGACAATGTGTTAATAGCAGGATTCAAGGCAGTGCTGCAGATATGATTAAATCGGCGTTGATTAGGTTAGGTAGAAACCAAGAACTAAAAGACTTGGGGTTTAGATTACTTATGACAGTCCACGATGAAATTATAGGACAAGCACCCTACGAAAACAGAAAGAGGTCTGGTGAATTGTTAAGTAAGATTATGATTGAAGCCGCATTAGAAAAGATATCAGTACCGATGAAATGTGATGTTGAAATAACCACATCTTGGACTGGGAAGGAAGTAGAATAATGAGAATTTGGATTGGTAAAGAACAAGAAGGACAATATACGGGACAGGAAACAATGTTTGTTGAATCCCCAATCTTGTTAAAGGGGCATTTAGAACTTATTTACGAACTATTAGGAAAGTACCCATATATTAAAAGATTATACATTGGTGCTGGTCGTAAAGATTGTACTTACATTGAAACACCATTTGATTTCCTCGATGCGTTATTTACATTAGAAGTAACCCTTATTCAAGAAATGGATGTAACGAATACACGATTCTTACATAGTGTAATTGCCGAATCGTCTAATACAGAAGTTGTATTAACCTTACGGGATAGCAAAAGCCCAGTATTTAGGTTTGAAAACTTGTCTTTTAAGATTGATAATTTTAATGAAATGGTTATTACGCAAAGTGGTAAGATGCAGTTTAAGGGTCTATCCACAGTTGAAAACAACACTTATAAAGATGTAGACACCGTCGTTTATGACGACTACAAGTAAAGGAACTTATGAAAATATACCACATACCTATTGAACCATATGACCGTCGTTACACCAGAGACTGGATTCAACAATTTGAAACAGAGTTTGGTAAAGCAGAAGTTGAATATGTTACTATTTTAGGGGAACAAACAACAGCAGTACTCCGTGAAGATACGGTCTTGGACTCTTGTGGAACTAACTACTACAAGATGTCACAATTGATGCAGTTGTTTAAACTTATTCAAAATAATACTATTAAAGATGGTGATATTATATTCTTTGCTGATTTATGGTTTCCTGGTATTGAAAGTTTGTTTTATATTAGAGATAACGAAAAGGTTAAGTTTAAAGTTGTTGGTGTATTACACGCTGGGACTTGGGACAACTACGACTTTACTTATCGTAACGGAATGCGTCCTTGGGGTAAGTTTATTGAAGCTGGTTGGTTTGTTGGGTTTGACCAAGTTTACGTCGCCACACACTTTCATAAAGACCTTATCATAGAAAAATGTATAGACAAAGGTATTGACTTATATAATAAAATTAAGGTAACTGGTATCCCGTTTTACGCAAACGAATTAAGAACCAAATACCCAGTTACGAGTAAGGAAGATATTGTTGTGTTTCCACACAGAATAGCTCCCGAAAAGAACCCACAAATGTTTGATAAGTTAGTCAAGATGTTTCCAAGATACAAGTTTGTTAAGACAATTGATGTAACTAATAGTGCTAAAGAATACTTTGAACTATTAGCAAAGAGTAAGATTATGATTTCGTTCGCCCAACAGGAAACATTTGGGTACTCGACAGTCGAAGCAATGGCTCTTGGTAATTTAGTTATTGTGCCTAATATGTTATCGTACAGAGAGACAGTCCCACCTTTTGATAGGTACGAATGGACTAACGAAGAAGATATACTAAAACAAGTAGCCACACATATTATGACTTATATGCGTAAACAATACCACATTTACTATGATTTAGACCAATGGGAAAAAGCAGTACCCAATATGATAAAGGAACTTAAAAAACTATGAACTTTGACTTGTACTTCGCTGGAACCCAAAAGAAAAGTGTAATGAACTTTATTCGTGATAATGAAATGCCTAAACTTTATAGTTATGTTGATGATAAAAAACTCATTAACGAGTATCGTGTAGGCGGTGACAAGCGTGGTAAACTATTTATTGATAGTGGTGCTTTTAGTGTAGCCCACAGTGGTATAGAAGTTAACATTGACGAGTATATTAAATATATTAATGAAACAGATAGAGTAGCCATCTTTGCTCAGTTAGATATTATACCATTCCCAGTATTAAATACTGAAACGGCTAAAGATAGTGCTGAAAGAAGTTGGGCTAACTATTGTTATATGATGGAACGAGTACTACCAGAAAGACGAGACTCTGTTATTCCAGTATTCCACTTTGGTGAAGATATTAAGTACTTAGAACAAATACTTAATACCGAGCACTATGGTAAGTTGCCTCCTTATATCGGTATCGGTGGTAGGCACGGAGTATCTACCGAAGCACAAAGACAATACTTTCGGTCTATATTTGAAGTTGTTAAAAAATCTAAAAACCCCAATGTAAAGATTCACGCATTTGGGATGACGACCTTATCGTTGTTAGAAGAATTTCCGTTTACAAGCGCCGACTCAACAAGTTGGTTAAAAACTGCCGTGTATGGTAGTATTATGACCAAGGACTTCGGGCTTGTAAATGTTAGCGACCAAAGCGCTGGGAAGAAGAATAACATACACAATGCTTCTCCCCATATGACTGAGGGTCTGTTAAAAGAAATAGAAAGGAAGGGGTTCACATTAGATGGATTAAAAGCAAAGTACGAAGACCGCTTGTTATATAACATTGTTACTATGCGTGAGTGGGCGGAAACTTATAAATGCACTTACGACATAAGTTTTAAGACGAAGAAGTTGTTCTAAAATATGGTTATGGTTAAACCTAAAAACCAAGTGGTTACGCAAAATCCCACTATAAAAATAACTACGGAGAAATAGTTAATTATGAAAAAATTATTTAATTTTATGACGAAAGAGTCCCTGCTTATTATCTTAGTCGCAGTGCTAAGTGTTGTGGGGGTGTTTATGAACTTGTTTACCAGTTTGCGTTGGGTTGGAGCTCCTGCCTTAACATTTGGTAATGTGTTCTTTACTTGGATTCCTATGTTGAT